CCCAGCCCCACCTTGAAGCAAAGAAAGTAATTTTGATAGAAACCAATAATTCAGTTTTCACCTTTGTCTATCAAAATTAAACTCTTATCAACTCAAGGCTGCTTTGTGTTAATCAAGCCACGCACCTAGTTATCTAGCCTAAACTTTCTTTGGATGACTCACTCTAACTCTTTTCCTTTTGAACATGAAGTTGATCAAACTTTTTATCGCTTTATATACCATTACAAGCAGTGGTACAACTATTAAAGTGCCTATGAAAAGGTAAAAGTATCTCAAGGCGCCAAAGTAAGACCATGGAAGACTTGCAAAGTAGTCATAGTACTTACCTAGGGTCCTTTTTGCTTCTGGTTCTTGCAAGTCTACAACTTGTAGAAGCCTGCCTTCCACTTGTAGTGTCAAATTAGACACTCCGCACTCCAGATAACATATCTCATTAACTTCTGGCTGTCTAAAAGCCATTTTAAATCTCGTTTTAGGGTTTGCTGAGTTGATAAGTGCTGAGGAGCTTGCAACAGCACTAGGACAACTAAGAGTGCCTGGGGTCTTCGATGGTGGACTGGTTATCACTTCTATTATTGCTTCAGATCCTGATCCACAATTAGAACACCCAGTTAATTTCCGGAAATGTGCTTCACACTTTGGTCTAGAAATCACGTGCTCTACTTTGTAATCTTTGATTTTCAACCTGAGAGTGTATGCGGCTCTACCTGTGTATTGAATTAAAACAGACCCAGCCCCATCTTCACTAACTACTGAGTTTGTGAAATTGGTTGGTAAAATCCCTCTCATCCAATCCTCTGTTATGTTTACAAAGTTATTCACCAAGACTAGATTATCATCTTGCGGAATTATCTGCATCTGATTAGAGTCGATCAGACATGATTTAGACGCCGCACTAGCCAATGAAGATGTAGCACATTGAATGCTCCCGGTCGTTCTTCCCAAAAACTTAGACTGAGGTGAACAGGATATCATTGCAATCTTACCAGCTGCAACTTCTCGCCTTGCAAAACATGAGTTCAAGCTAGTTGTTACGGGAGAGACAACAGTAATTAGTTGAGCAGATCCTAAACTTGTCTTGACTGGAACACTTGCCAACAACTCCTTTGACTCTGTTTCATTGATTGAGTGGCTCTCAATAGATATGTCCACCATGATTTCCCAGAACCACTCCTTGCAATCAAAAATCTCATAGGAGATTCTTTTTGAATTGTCTAGTTCAACCTTATAAAACTGGCAAGCCTGATCCATGTAGAAGCAGCCTTTGCCCCAGAAACCTGTTACCCTCAAGCAACCACTGACTCCTGCTTTCTTTTCATCTGCTGAATCAACAGGTAACGAATCAGTGGTCTTGACTTTTTCACAGGCATCGTTTACACAATTACCTGCATTTCTGCACCTAAAAGTGTTGTGCAGTCTAAATTCTGGCTCAGTTGTGTAGTATAAAATGTTCTTTGAGCACTTTTGTCTTAAAGACTTGGTCTTCACCTTTACTAACTGAGACAACTGGCCCATAGGATCTGTTATCCTGAGGCATGATTCTTCACCTAAGGAAGATAGAGGCATGTCTGTAACTGAGCTAACAGAGCATTTCATTTTTCCGCTTGCTGTGGTTAAACAGTCCTCAGACTTGGACATGAGGGTCACGCTATTTTCGCAGCATAAGGAGAGAGGTAACATAGTTAGGGCAATTATGAAAAGCATAGTGGCAGCTCTACTCTTGCTCTTAACCACTTTCACCTCGCTTAAACCTTCATCTTGTAGTAAACTAGTGACTCTTTTAGTGGTCTCCTTTACTTTATTATTTGTTTTCTTGTAACAAATTCTAAGCAGGAGCTTCCCAATTTTGTATACACCCCTTGCTGGAATTAGTATGATTGAGAGAAGTAGTTTAGCTAGAGAATATAAAGAAAACAAAAGAGGAACGGTCAGAACTAAACCACTAACACCAGTAATTAAAATGACCCAGTTCACAAATTTGTAGCAGTGTGGATTGGCGAACCTAGCAATGCAGACATCACAGCTAATAGCTTCACAAGTGTGACTATTTGAGCAAGCAAGGTTCAACACTTTCTTTCCCTTCCCATCGGATCTAAAGAAATGAACAATAAACGATGCTGAGTGCATGAATTTATTTGGAATTGTGTAGGAAAAATCAGGCTGTGACTGACTAATTATCTCGCAGTTCTTCTCGACACACAGATGCAGTATGTCAAATTTCATGTCCCTTTCTATTTTGATAGTGAACCCAGAACAAGTGGCTTTGCATGAGGTACATTCAATCTCCTTCTCTTCAGTCACAGGTATGCCCACTACCCAATCTACAGTAAATGTGGCATCTACACCAAATTTAGAGTCTTCTACCTGGATGAATAATTCAGAGCAGTCATGGCAATATGAGCACTTGCACGTGTTAGTTGGCCAATTCCCGAAATTGTTTATGTATGTTTCGTCCCCTTTGCATTTTGTGCAGTCATTGGAGCACCCTGTGCAGTCATAGAAGCACAGGTTAGTCACATCCTGACCATGAGCTATTAGAACCTCCTTGTCCGTCATGTACCAAGTCTTCTCAAGCAGAAATAACGTGAACTTCTGGCTGTACTTAACTGGCTTTGAACATGAGTTCGAAGAATCAAACACGTGGCCTGATATAGAGCAGTAATGCTTGCTAATCAACTTTAGGTCATCAGGGATATCAGAGGCTCCAAATCTGCCTGATATGATTGAGATTCTAAGGTTATCAACATTTTGACTGCATGTCCCATTAGCCTTTTCCACACACTTCTTTCCATCTGTTATAACGTGACCTTTCTCGCAGCTATCCCAATTCAAACAAGGCTTTCCGTTCTCCATTCCTACTGCTATCACAACAATTGAGCTTTCCTTCTCAAATACCCCATTCTCGAATGCAGTTGGATTGGCGCAAGAACCAGATGCTTCACTAAACAAGTCATAATTTATGCTTTTCAAGTGAGGATTTTGTGAGAAACAAATGGTATCAGAGAATTTTGAAACTTGATCGCCAATATCCCTGATGCATTTCCCTCCAGTTAATTTAGAGGCTTGCACATTCCTCTTCTTCCTGCCGTTTGACTCAAGGAACCCACAAGGCTCCTTATGTGACATTATGCTGTTGTCGAGCATGAAGTGTTCGCTAGTTGTGGATGCGTAGTCACCCAGTAGCTTAGCTAATCCCATAACCTGATTTTGCAGGTCATAATTATCTGACACGTAATCTATGTAGAATCTAGCTAACTCACTAATGCTATTGCCTCCCTTGTATCCATACACTTTCCCTGCAATTGATAAGAGATCTGCTCTTTTAACATTAGCCATCTGAGACAGTGCTTCCATTGACTTTACTGTTTTGCATATTTCAGCGCTTACTGTCAACTCCCTAGTATTCATAGGTGCGTAGCTGCTTAGAGCGACATTATTCATCTGAGATCCCCTACTTGTCACTGCTCTGTTGCTGAATACTTCAGCTTCAGCAGCATCATGTTCAAGATCAGAGCCAACATTTATCATTATATTGACAGTATCCAATGGCTCCGTCATAGATGAACTTTTCTTAATTAGAGAATTAAGAGCCTCATTAACCTTCTGGTGCAGATTTTCCATTGGTGATAGTATTTTGTCAATCTTCTCGTCCAAGATCTTGTTCCTCTTCAAGTCGCAGTTAGCGGCTGCATATATCGTTCGAACCAAAGTTTCGCTTGCACCTTGTTCTCTAAGTGAAGTCTCGAGCCTATCCAGATCGTTTATTTGTATGTTCAGCTTTCTAGCACCATTTATCTCTATTATAGAAAAGCATAAGCTAAATGATACCACGAAAAGAGTGACATTCATTTTTGAGTAAAGTTT